TGGCTTCATTAACTGCATTTTGGGCTTGAACTTGAATACCCCGTGCACTTGAGAAAGTAGACGAGGTCAGTTGTGGTTCATTAATACGTGCAAGCACGCTATTAGTTAATGTAAGAAAAGTTTGTGCCATATTATTTTAAATAATAGGGGACAAAATTAATTGTCCCCATGATTATGATATTAAGCTAATTGGTCTCTATCGACCTCGTCAGGCTTATCATCTAGTCCGTGTCCTGATAAATCAATGACAGTCGCATACATTCTAAGTCTGCCTGTAGCTGGAGCGGCACCTGCAATCTTAGCATCAATAGTATCTGTAGTAGTTACAAATTGAGTATAAGTTGAAGCTGCACTTCCTACAACAGTGTTAGTCTGACCATTAGTACCTGCGGCACAAAAGCCTGTAGATGTAATGTCAGCACCATCAATGATGTCGTCACCTGCTGCGAAGTCCATATCTAATGTACAGCTTGATGTAAACGCTTTCATAACTTCAGCACCTGCATTTAACACAAGTGTGTTAGCTGGTATCTCAAGTACCTGAAAGATATCACCATCGGAAAAACTATTTCCTGCTGCCACTAAAGCATCTATATCTAAGTATGCTTCAATGTTTCTCATAACATTAGAGTGTCCCTTAATTGAAGGCATAGCTACAATAGAGGAAGAAGATACACCAGTGGTATCTTTTGAAGTTAAGTCAAAAGTTGCCATTTATACCTCCCTTACGCTACGTTGTATTTAGCAGTTACGATTGCTTCTGGTCGAAGAATCTTTCTGCCATATAAATGCATACCTCTTACGATGTCTGCAAAAGAATCAGGGTCTCTGTAAGACTCTGTCTTTGTTATCTGTGAAGCTGTTGCTACTGATGAAGAGTGTCCAGCTACAATAACGCCAAAGTTTGAGTTTTGGTTAGCAGAACCTGAAGTTCCTGGTCCTGTGCCAACAGCAGGTAAGTTATTTGACATGTAGATATCAAAACCATGTAATGAACCTATTGCCAAGCCGCTTCTTAATCCGCCTGACTCACCGAAATCTGCATTGAGAAGTCTTGAATCTTCATCTTTTAAGATTTCAACGAAAGTTGGATGTAAAACGAGCCATCTACCTTCTGTGTCTACAAACTGTGTGTCTAACAATCTGCCCATTCTTGCAATAACTTGCAATGGTGTAGCAGTTGCTGTTGCTTGAGCTGTAGCACCTGGCATTCTTGGAGCTAATGGAATAGAATGGTCACCAGCACTTGAAGTCGTGATATTACCAAAGTCACCTTTCTTTAGCTTCATGCTTGTCAACAATTCATCTGAACCTGCAGTTGTTACAGCTTTTGTACCATTTACAGTATCGTTAGCTGTTCCTGCTACAGTGTTTAGAGATGACTGCTTGAAACCTGATAGGTAACCAAGGACTTCTTGGTCATGTTGGTCACGGAGTCTATATCCAGCTCTATCTGAAGCCATTGACTCAAAGTTAACGTGACTGTGAGCTTCCTCAATGTCGTCAACTTTAAAAGCAAAGTAGTTTGCTTTATCTACGACAAGAGAAAAGTCCTCATCGTCTAGGTCTTGTGGTTGAATGTTAACACCACGAGCATATTCTTTTACAGTGATTTCTGGTTCTTTGATAATCTTAACAGTATCACCATAATTCGCAATCTCTCCAAAGTAATCACTATTTGTGATTGACTCTACAACAGAGGTCTTACGAAAAGCTTGCTGAACCTTTTGGGAGTAAATAATGGGACTAAAGTTGCCATTAGGTAAATTCCCGTATCCAGCCGCAGTTTGGAAAGCCATGTTATCCTCCTAGGCTAATATAAAATACGAGTGCATACACAATCAAAAGGCTAGATGCAATTAGGTGTCCATTTTGGGGCTAATTCAAACTAGGTAGTTTTTCTTAGTATAATTCGTGAAAATGTGTCAAGCAGGTGGTCATCAAAAAGATGGGCTGCTATTTATACATTTTATACCATACAAATTTTAAAAAGTAAAGAAAAATGTTAAGCACGCCTGGTCATATCATAAATAAAATTACCAGAAGCTATTGCTTCTTTTATTTTTTCTTCATTTTTTTCAAACTCATGTGGTTTCATCTTTGCTACATCAGACTCTTTTATTTGATTTGCTTGTCCTGATTTAGTAGCAGAAGGTGTGTTTGAGCTACCTCTAGTTACAGCTTTTGCTGCGTCTTTAGAAGAATCTGTTTTCTTCTTAGGTGTAGAGGTTATACCCATATCTACTTTGTATAAGTCAATAGCTCTCGCTGCAGATTTAGAATCACTCTCATTTTCATATAGAGCTTGTTGAACCCATCGTGGTTGCATTTCAACCCAATCGTGAAACTCTTGGTCATTTCTGATAACATCAAAATCAGGATGTATTCTCATCAGTTCTGCTTCTGCCATAGCACGAGAAGATTGTGCTTCTCTTTCAGCTATTAACTTCATTCTTTCTTCTAATGTAGAATCTAACTCTTTTGCTTTCTTGGTAGCAATACTTTCTACAATCTTTGCAACATCGGGATACTCTTTCGCCCATTCATTTATTTCCTCGTCTGATTTAGGTAACTTTATTTCTTGGGTTGCAGTTTGTGTCAACTGTTGCTTTAATTTGAATATTTCATCTTGATATGACTTTTCTTTTTCTTGCGAGTGTCTACGCAGGTCGCCATATCTTTTTTTAAATGTTTTTTCTTCAGGTGCTAAAGACTCTGTTTCAGCAATATCCTCTTGCTCTGCCTTTGCTTTTCCTAAAGCTTCATCTCTTTCTTTTATATTTTTTTCTAACTCTAACGCTTCTTTATCATCATTACGTTTGTATTTTATTGGGGTCTTAACTATTTTTTGTTCTACAGCCATTTCAGCCATGTCGCTTCTCCTAGGGTTATCGTAGCCATTATTGGGGGATAAGTAGCTAGTAATTAATTCATAAATTATTTTTTATGAACTGCCAATCCTACTAAATAAACTATAGGATGGATTATTTTACAAAATATATTTCCAACTAAACTGTCTTTGGATTTGCCTTTTGTTAAAACATGTCTAAGGTGTTTTGTTCGTTCGGTTGCAAAGTAAGCACCGATATTAGTTAATACATTGTTAACTTTCATACCACGAACAAAAGGTTTGAATAGCCAATGATACCCTACTTCGTGTATGGGTGTCAAGTATTTTTTCTGATAAATGTACCAAGTCTTCATAGCCTGTGCCCAGTCATCAAGTTGAGTCTGTCTATACATCTCTGTACAAACTATTTTAGAATCACCACTTGTTGCAGAATCATCTGTAGGGTCATCATACTTGGCAGTTCTATCTGACATTCTCTGCTCTCGTGCTTCTTCTTGTGTTGGAGCATTACCTGGCTTACCACTACTATCAGTAAAATTGACAGTGGTGCCATCTTCATGTGTAAATGACCCATCTCGGTTTTCACTATATGTAGTTCCTGAGTCATTTCTCCCTATGCCTACGCTACCTCCACGGGCGTTAACATCTTCTTGTCCACTAATTGAAAAATTATCTGACACATAGCTTGAAGCAGCCTCTGCTCTTGTTGGGGGAGCTTCGGGGGCTGAAGTTTCTCTTTGCTCTTTTCTTCCTAATCCAGCTCCTGCAATATCTGCTTCTTCATCAGATATACTTTGGAAACCTGTAGTTCCTGCAGTCCTATCTAATTCAGCTTGTCTATCAAATAACGCTCTTGATTGGCGTAAAGCTTCAGCATCAGCAGGACCATCTACTCCTACACGACTAGCGGCTGCGTCAGCAGGACCATCTATACCTCCACCAAAGATAGGTTGCTGAGGTTGTTGAGGTCTATCTGGTAACATATCATCGCTGTAATCAAATCCTGGTTGAAAAGGTGTGGTAGCAGCACCATCTATTCCCATTCTACTAACAGTATCAGCAGCATCAGCAGGACCATCAATACCCATGTTAGCTACATTAGTAATATCCAATTTAGGAGCTTGAACACTAGGACGTCCTGTAGTTGGGTCAATAGACAAACCATAGTCTGTAACATTTGTTCCAAAAGCCCCACCTAAATTTTCTCCGAGTCCAAACGCAAGTTGTTTACTAACAGGTGCTATTGGAGCAGTTGATGGTAATGTTTGTCTATCAACTGTTGCCACTGGTGCAGTTTCAACTCTAGGCATTGTAGATGTTCCAAGTCCAGCAGGTCTAGGCATAGGCATATCTTGAGGTCTCATTCCTAAACCTCCGTAGTTACCCTCTTTTATTTTTTGGGCTAATGCTACAGTTTGTTCTCTATTAATTTTACCTTCTTTAGATATATTACCATATAATCCTCCAGATAATAAATTTATTTGTCCTTTAGTCATGTTAGCTAAATCTGCAGATAACTCAGGATTAGGTGCGAAGAAGTTTGCTCTTCCTGTGCTTAATGCATCTGCAACATTTGCAATACCTGTAATATTACCATTGAAATCATATTGTATGGCATACTCTTGTCCACCAATAGTCGCTCTTGCTCCTCCAAGACCTGCAGCTATCTCAGGGTCTCCTCCGTCATCACCACCAACATCTTGTTGTACGACTTTAGCTGGTGAAACAGGGGCTGGGTCAGCAGGAGGGGGTGTTTTAGCTTTATCATCTCCAGGGACACCTCTTTGTTGTCCTACATAAGAACCCACGTTACCTGCCCCAACGACTGTTGTTGCATCTGTAGTAGGACCTAATCTTAATCCTGCAGGAGTAACAAATGATGTAGGTGCTGTAGTTACAGGTGTTTTCTTAACACTTGGTTGTAATTTATCATCTATGCCATCTCTGTTCCTGTCCACAAAACCTGTTGATACAAACTGAGCAGAGGCTGCTTCAGGAGTAGTAGTTGGTCTAAATTGTGCTTGTTGAGTTGCTATACCTTGAGATGTAGCAACATTTGGTGCGTTCATAATAGTCATACCTGCTTGTGCACTTTTAATATCGTTATCAACATAATCTACTTGCCCAGCATCTTCCATCTCACCTAAGCCCTGTAATGCTTCTCTTCTTAATCCCTCATACATACCAAGTCCGTGATACCTAACCACGTTAGCTGGTACAACTAACTCTCCCTCACTTAACAATACGTGTTGGTCATCCTTAACTTCAGCTGATGTAGCACCTGGGGGTGGGTCAGCAGGAGTGCCTTTTGAAGCTTCTTCATACTCTGGCTGTGCACCACTCATACCAATTACCACAGCTAGTCCTTTGCCTTTTTTAGACTTTGTGCCACCCTCTTTCATTGTAGTCATTTCTTGTTGTGGCATCATCGGAGCAGCTAAACCAGCAGTCATCATAGGTTGTTGAGCAGAAACCACAGGTGTAGGAGCAACAGGTTGTGGTATGCCTATTTGAGTTTTATCCTCTTTTAATTTTTTAGCTACTAATTTTAGTGCCTCATCTCTAGGGTCAACAACTTTAGTTGCTGCTGCTCTAGGTATCTTGGGCGGCTTAGTTCTTTTGTTCCCTGTTGGGTTACTTGTTGCTTCTGTTAACGGCATCAATCCTGTTTTTGCCATGAGTGCTCCTCCTCTTTTATTTCTTCTCATAATTGTGCTTATGGGCACGTTTTTAGCTAAATAGCTTGGTCCTTCACCTATAACACCAGCTCTGGATGGGTCTAAGGTTCCTTTCTTGATTGCATCTCCTCCAAGATAATTTACATCTTTTGTATAAAGTGCTCCTTGTTCTTTAGTTGGTAATCCCAACACTGTGTCCTCAAGGGGGCGTGCAAACCCTAAGTAATTTAATTTATTTCTTTCCTGTTCAAATCCTAACAACTCTTTAAAGAATTTAGATAAACGTCCTGGATTTCTGTTATCACTTGGAGCAATAGCCTCTGGTGGTATGCCTTTTTTGTTTAATATATCTTGAGCTTGTAGTGAATGTTTTAGATATCTTTCTTTAAGTATTCTTTCGTTTTTAGGAGTAAGAGGTATATTAGAACCTTGTAAAAGATTTTTTAACCCTGGACCTCCTCTTGTTCCAGACTCGCCCGTAGTTCTTCCTGTTATTAATTCATCTCCAGCTCTAACTATAGCCTCTTCAACACCTGATTTTTCTCCTAGCTCTTTTTCTAAAACATCAAATGCAGCATGAGTTAGTTCATGAACTAATATTCTACGAGGGTCTACATCCAACTCTTGTGCCATATTTTCAAAATATTCAGAGGGACCATATGGTATTCTTCTTTTATCATATTCTGTTAAACCAGGAGTAGAAAGATAAGTAACTGTTGGCTTATCGAATCCCATAGCTTTAGCCATGGATGGAGGCACATGCATTCCATAACCTCCTCTTGCCATATTATCCATGGCTTTTATATCTATTTTACCTTCTTTATATAATTCATATCCTAATCTAGCCAGTGGATTACCATACATGAAAGGTTCTAACTCTGCCCTAAGTTCGATATCACCAGGTCCTTGTCCTTGTGTGTATTTACGTTGGGAAACTAATCCCTCTGGTCTCGGTAAAGGAGTTTCAACTGTCACTATTTCTCTGCCCTTGCTAGAACTTCATCACGAAGAGTTTTTAATCTTCGTATCTCTTGAATTGCCCCTTGTGCTTTTGCAATATTATGTATGTCTTCATGTTGTTCTAATAACTTATGTAACTCTTCTATTCTATGATTCATATATAGTTCTAGTAAGTCACTATTTTTTTTGCTATCTATTAAAGGTACAAGCTTCCTAGCTATTTCTTTTAACACTATCTACCACCTAATAATTGTTGTAATTGGTCAGCAACGTCAGGTTCTTGTGGACCTGTAGCTGGGTTTTGTGGAGCACTAAATCCTTGTTCGCCAGGAACAGGTGCTTGTCCTACACCGATGTTACCTCCACCACCTCCTGATGGGTCAGCTACATTTACGCCCTGTGCTTGTTCGCTAGTTAAACCTCCAGCAGCTTTTAGTATCTCTGCTTGTTTAAATGCTTCTCTTTCATCATTAATAAGTTTCTCTGCATCTAAGTCCATAGCATGTCCAAGCTCTCTTAATATTACTGGTATTTTTAAGTATGGTGCTACGGCAGCATTGCCTGACATCTGAAGTAACTGTAGAAGTCTTTGACTTCTTACTTCATTCTTCATAAGACTTTCTGTGCCTCGGGCTTTTATCTCCAAGTCACCTCTAGCTTCTTTATCAAAGTCAAACTGCATATTAAATGCAAATAGTGCTTCGCCTAATGGTTGTAGTAAATAATCATCTAAGTTTTTTACAACACTCTTAATACTAAGTTGAGCTGCTCCCATCAGCATGCTGATACCAGCCGCAGTTCTACCTGTGCCTGCAACACCTGTCTGTCCATGTGAATAAGATGGTATGCCCGTTGCATCATCAGCTAATGCTCGTGCTTTATCAAACATCATCATATTCTCTGTGCTTACGTTAGGGTATTTAGTTCCAAATAATGCTTGTCCAGGAGCACCACCTTGTCGTCTAAATACTTTGCCTGGAAATACCTGTAGGTCTTGTCCTGGGACTAAGTTAGTTTCATCAATCTCAAACACTAAGTTACCTGATAATACAGCGTTATCAACTGCCATTCTCATAAAACCATTCATAAGTGTTTGTGTATCTGACATATTCTCAGCTAATCCTACACCAAAGAAACTATATGGATTTAGCTCAAACGGAGCTGCACAATAAGGAATACGTTTAGGTGTAAATGGATTTACAACTAATCTAAGTATTTTACTATTACATACCCATACATTAACTTGTAGTGTGTCTACATCCTCAAACTCTTTTGGTATTTCTAACCCTGAAGCTTCCGCCATAGTTTTATCTATGTTGCCCCAGAACTCTAGTACCTCAAATCTATCTACGTCATACTGAGTTTCATTATCTCTTAAGTCTGTTTCCCACCATTTACGTGTGTAATTGTACCCCATCTCTGCACATTCATCTACAGCTTCTGTATCAAAGTAAGGTCTTTTTTTAAGGTTACGTAATTCTGAATAACTTAATTTATGACGTTCTATAACGTACTCTGCTTCAGACATGTTATTAGCATCATAGTCAGGATAAAAGTTCCAAGTTGATACAGACTCAACTCTTGGAACAGTTTTACTTTCTGGTGAATAATTACCTTCTTCATCCCAGTTAGCCCTTTCTTTGTCAAAAGCAAAAGGTCCTTTGATTATTCCTGTACCAAATAGAGCCATTTCAAAAGCAACTGTTCTTAAATGTTTAGATGCATTTGACTCCTCTAACTGGTCAAGAATAGTCTTTTCCATTCTTTTAGCTGCTTTTTGTGCAGGGTAATATGTTTGTGATGTAGGTGTTAATCCTGAACCTGACCTTAGTTTGTCTTTTATACTTTCTAAATCATCTTCAAAAGCTCCGAGTCTCATCTCTTCTAAGGATTCTTTTGTAGCCCCTCTAGGTAAATCCTGTCCATCGCCAGGGAAACCATATACATTACTTAACTCATCCATTGCACTAGCAGGGTCTTTCGGGTCAAAGTTTACAGACTCGGTTACGCCTTCAGGAATGCGAGTAGCTTCTACCCCTAAAGGAAATCTTTGTCCTGCAAATAATACATCTATGATTTGTCCATAAGCTGCAAGAACTTTTGTTTTAGTTATCTTGATAAATACTTGTGATTTTTCTGTTTCTGTAAACTGAGTATCGTTCGTGTATAAGCCTCTATATTGTCTGTATGAGTTTAGCCATCTTTGTTCATCATATAGTCTAGCATCTTCTGCAGATTTAAATTTTTCAATTATATAAGCTGCTAGTTCATCCTTAGGGTCTTTTGGGACGAATACTAAATCTTCTATGTTTTCGTTTTCATTTTCCATGTTTAATATCCAAATACTCTATCTGCAGGAGTCCATTTTTTAGGCATCGCTGCTGGGTCATAATCAAATATAGATTTTGACCTAGGTCGGGTCATTATACCATATCGCAAAGCATCGTACAAATGGTCCTCTGCTTTTGTATCTACATCTTCAGAATTACTTTTATCTAAAGGTATTACAGGCAGTTGTGCTATTAAATTTACGCAGTTATTAAATATAACTATGCCTGCATTCTCGCTGACCTCATCAACTTGTAGTCTTCTATGTAATTCGTTTTTACCTGCCACACGACTACCTTTACTTCTGTCTGCTGGTCGCCAACGGCAACCAACTGAAATCATTTGTTCCGCCAAGGAAGGACCCGTATCACCTCTTTTATGCCAACACGAACTGTCGAGCACACCATACGATATTTGTCCATCATTTCTTTCTGCATCCAAGATAGAAAACGCCAAATCTTTTGCAGTATACTTTGACACGTACATTTCACGATAGACCACCAGTTGTTCAGTAGCTGGGTCAACTGCAAACCATAAGACTGCAGAGTACGAAGAATATCCATAGTCGCACGCCCTAAATTTTCTCCAGTTGTCTGGAATAGTAAATACATCCGTAACGTGATATTTTCTATCGAACTCAGCAAACGCCGCACCTTCTGCAACATCCCAACTTCCCTCCAATAATTGTCTACGCTGTGTCTCGGGTAGAGATAACAGCATCGCTTCATAGTCCCCCTGCTCATATAAAAATGGATTATCTGTTAATTTAGCAGGTATGAATCTTCTTTTAAATAAAGGCTGGTCTGCCTTTGAATGATGTTTAGGATACTTTAATACTTCCCCTGTTGTAATATCTGTTGCCCAAAAAGACTTGTTAGCTGGGGCTGGGTCTATAAACATCTTCTTAACCCATTGATGTCCTGGTCCCCCAGGGTTTGTTGTGCCTCTCATATATACAGGTAGTGACGGGTCTGCAGTTCTTAGACGAGAACGTAAGTAATCCCAAGCGTACGGCGTAGGGTACTGTGTCAACTCATCAAAACCAATATATGTAAATGCTTGTCCCTGATATCTTAAAACGTCTTTTTCTTGTTCAAGATACGTCATCCATATTCTAGCTCCAGATGGGAAAGTCCATTGACTTTTCTTTTCCATCCATTTAGCCCCAGGAAAAGCTTTTGGATACATTTCTTGGGATTTGTGTATAATCTCTCTTAGTTCGTCATTTGTACGTCTTAGTATAAGAGCGTTCATGTTGGAGTTGTTACAGTAACGTAACGGGTCTACTATTAAACTATACGTCTTACCTCCTCCAGCAGCTCCTCCATATAATACTTCTCTTTCAGGGGCAGCTAAAAAATTTGTCTGTGGTCCTGGATTTGGTTCAAATAATACTGTCTGACTTGGTTCCTCCTGGACAGAATAAGTTTCAGGCAAACTCTCTGTAGCTTTCTCTGCAATGTCATTATCTTCTGTGCTCCTAGCTATATTAGCTATTTTACGTTGTGCTATGTTTAAACGCACTCGTGCAGACCTTTGTTGTTTCTTGGCTTTAACTAATTCTTTTTCTTCTTTAGTTAAAGGCTTGGGCTTTGATGTTGCCTTCAGCTTCGGTCTTGGCGGTGCGG